ACAGTGCTTTATGTGTTGTTTTCCAATAATTTCTTGAATCAACGTTCAATTCATTTTTTAAACGAACATTCATTTTAATTGTTTTGTCTAAAGCATCTAAAGCGTGTCTGACTTCTCTGACTGACTTACCAATCTTTTGTTTTGGTGTCATTGTTTCGTCATTTCTCCAATCGTGATAACGACCTTCATTTACTTTAGTATAACCCATAGCCTTCATTATAGCTTTTTCTTTTTCTTTATCTTTTTTTGATTTGGGTTTAGATTGGAAAGCGTATGGAGTTTTTGGAGGCCCTGCTCCACCATCTAAATTACCAGTCATTGACGCTTCACCTAACTCTTGTTGAATTAGTTCTCTGACTATTTTTCTTAGTAGTTCAATTTGTTTACTTGTGGACATTTTTAATCTCTTTTACAAGTTCATAGTATCTCATTAAATTTAAAACTTGTTTCTCAGTAACCACTTTTCCCTTTTTCAAGGTTTCTATTTGTTTGATTGCTTCTGATAATTTAATTTTAGTTATCTTATCACTAATAAGTGATAGATGTTTTTGTAATTCTTTTTTAGTCTTATTAACTTCAACATCAACAAACTCTCTTAATGAATTAGTATTAGAAATATTGTTGATATAATTTTTCAATAAGTCTTTTTGGGATTCATTTAAAGACTTGTATTTAGTGTTGAACTTATCAACTAATATCTGATAAGCTAGTAGACGTAAATCTTTGTCTTTTTCTTTATACTCTTTCAAGAAATTATCATTTTTAACTGATTTCTTCTTCCCAACTATATTTTCAAGTACAGTAAATTTAGAGTTTACGACATCTTCTGGATTAAATGTATCGGTTGTTGTCTCAGCTTGAAATATATTATAGATAGAGGCTAAGATTTTATAATTAGGTAAACGAACATTCATAAAATCAGTCACATTATAATTCTCTTTTATCTGTTTGATAAGATTATACTTCTCATTACGAAGTTTAGAATTACTCAAACGTTGTCTTGACTTAATTACTGTTTCTAATAATTGTGTGGCCTTATCAGCTGAGTTATATGTTTTTTCTGATAAAACACGATAAAGTTGTAATTCTTTACCTAACTCTGTGTTTTCATTGAAAAATTCTTTTACAATTTTAACTGTCTTTGTGTCTTTACCTTCTAACACGTCTGCAGTTATTTGTCTTGTTAACACTTCAAAAAGAATACTTGTATTCTTTATTTTAGAATGTTTTAATTTTCGAGCCATCAAAATACTCCAATATTTTATCTGTACTTATTCATAAATAAATATAAAGTTATGTAATAATTGTTCATTTTAACTATCATCATTGATAGAAGTTACCTCTTTCTTGTACTCATCTTCGAGTTCAGATACTTCCGTGATAATTTTTGTGTCTTTAGTGGTAATATTCATTGATTTTTTCAATGCATCATAGTGAGAAAGTGCTAATGGTTTTCCATATTTAGGTGCTCCACTACCACCTTTCTTCATATCGTGTGCTCCTAATGGGTCTCTACCACGAACTCCACTATCTTTTCCATACTTATTAGGTTCCTTTGGTCTACCAGCTCCTTCAAAACCACCCTCTGGTGCTCCACCTTTATCGTCTAATTCGTGACCTGTTCTACCCATTGCCATATCTGATGGTGTACCTTGAGCTTCACCTGATTTAGCTGGGTCATTACCTTCATTTTCTATTTGTTGTCTTCTAAACTTTTGTTTATAATCAAATACTATATTATCATCTTCTTCTTTTATTTCTTTGTCAGTAAATCCAAATATATTCTTATAAATCCACTCTGAAGAAACTAAACCATCCCTTAACATTGATTCTGCTAATGATGTTTTATTATTCCAAAGTTCAATCTTTTCTTGTTCATATATCGTAGATGGATTTGTTAACTCTAATTCAAAGTTTACTAAATCTGCATCTTGATAACCTTGAGAGAATAGATGAACGATACCAATCTTAGTTAACTCACTAACAGTAATTCTTTGTATTCTTTCAATAGTTCTAGCAAAACGAACATCTTCTGCAGCTAATGTAGCTTTAGAACCAATTTGGTCTTCAAATCCTAAAAACGCTTTTGGTATTCTAAGTGAAGATAATAATTTGTTTTTTAAATATTCAATGTCTTCTGTAGCTTCGTACGTCAAACCAGGTAATGAATCGATACTTGTACCACTATCACCACCACGAACTGGTAGGAAGAAATCTTCTGTTATGTTTTGCATATTGTATTTGAGGTTGTAGTCACCAGTATTTTCGTCAACAACTGGTGCTCTCTTCATCTTACTAATTGTTTTCTGCATAAAGTTTTCAACTTCAGAAGGAGGTATATTTCCAATGTCTAACTTAAATACTCTTTTCTCTGGTGCTCTCATAATCCTATGAATCATCATAGCATCTTCCATAAGACTTAATTGTTTCCAAATCTTACGAGTACCTTCAATTTGTGATTTACCATATGGTAGATAATTTGAATCTGAAAGTAATCTGAAGTGAGCTACTTCATAGTTTTCTAACTCAGTCTTAGTAGCTGAATCTTGAGCTTTATATCTATGTTGGTCTGTAGTTGTTTCAATCAAATACTTAACATATTCTGGATTCTCAGGGTCAAGGCCTTCAATTCTTGACGTGTCGTATACTGAAAGAGGTACAACATTAGTAATACCATATTTTTCATCAATATCTAACTTTAAAAAGAAGTCACCATACTTACACATATTACGAATCCAAGGCCAAAGATTGAACTCAATATTCACGATATCGTAATATAAATTGTGTAATATCTGTTTGATATTTTCATCATCTGTTTTGATTGTTAAGACATCACCATATTCAGATTTCATCGTTGACTCATCTGCATAAATGTCAAGAGCTGAAGCAACAATAGCGTCACTATCCATTTGTTCATAATCCTTGAACAGATTTAATCTCATTGATTTTGTTAACATAGAATCAGAGTACCCACTCAAACCAGCACCCATGTAAATCTTTTGATATCTATCAACAAGATTTGTTTTTGCTATGGATTGAGTCCTACTTGTATCTGAAACTCGTAGTTGACGACCACCTACATTACGTACAATTACGTTCGTACTAAATAATCGTTTTAGTCTACTGAATAAACTTGTATCGGCCATTTTTTACCTCACTTATTTAATTAACCAATCTAAAGATTCTTGTTTTTTATTTACTTCCCAAGTCCAAGAATCATTTTGGTTGTCATTAGGTGTATAAACACCTTGATTTGATGTAATATTGTTTAGGGTTTTCTTTTGTAATTCAATACCCTCATTTCTCAATCTAAGAGCTGTTTCTCTAATCCACAATCCCATTGCATATGACATTACTAAATCGTCATTATATCCAGTCATAGCTTCGGCTCTACTTCCGTTATATATAAATACAAACAACTCGTCAATTAATCTTTGTGATTTGACATTTACCAATCTTTCTCTAAAGAATTCTTCTAATTTAGCTACAACTAATGGTCTAGTTTTAGCAGTTAAAGTGAATCCAGGAACGAGTTGTTTTTCAGCTCTGTTTATTTTGTTGTTGACTTGTCTATGTACATCAACAACTTGTAAATCTTTACTCATATAAAAGAGATTTTCATATCCTCTATCAATCACTTGTTGTATGGCTGCCCAACCAATATTATTGTTCTCAACAACTAGTAGAGCTTGATTGTATTCCATAGCTATATTAACTAATAGATTACCATAATCTCTCGTAGACATTCTACCTTTGTATTCAGCTACTTGTTCAAGACTTTCAACTTCTAAAACGTGAAACGCTGAATAGTCTGAACTATCACCTCTACTTACGTCAGCACATACTATATAATCTTTTGTATAGTTTGGTGGTTCCCATACCCAAACATTACTATCTATACCTCTTTTTTCTATCGGTTCACAAACAGTTTTAGTTCTAAATTCTTCAAGTATCACACCATCAACTACAGTTTGACCAGAGGTAATAAAATCACAATCACACTCTTGAGCAGCTAACGAGGGCCCTAATAAACTATCTTGTTCATCTCTCCACTCTTGTCCCCTATCTGGATGAACTGTCCAATGAAGTTTAATAAAATTAAATTCATTTAGACCATCTTCAGAATCCATCCAAGTTCTATGAAACC